TTAGTAATAGCAGGTAGAGAATTATCATCATTTTCATCAGTTTCATCAGTAAGATTCGAAATAAAAGGATTTTGTTTTATAATTGATAGGGGAGTTTCTGAAGGTTTTACGGGCACCAAAGGTGCCATAAAACCTAGATCATCCTTAGATGTAACCGATCTTCGATCGGTGAAATCGACGGATGATGGATCCGGAGTAATATCTATATTTTTAATACCTGATTGTTTTGATATTTTCCCTATTAATTTACCCATTTTATTTCCGTCTTGTTCTTCGTGTTCTTTACTTTCACCATAAAAACTACTCATTACAATATTAGTTATATTATTGTAATAAAAAAATTGAATAAAAACAACTCTTTAAATAATTATAGTATTGATATGAACAATTTAGACAGCTCTTTTTCCGAGCAAGCTCAAGTATTGTATAATATAACGCATGTAGAGAGCGCTAATTTGTTATCATCCGCCGATAATCCTCTTCGAGGATTATCTAAGGATGATCTAGGTTTTGAAGGAAACACTCTGATGGCGAAGCCATCGACGTGTTTCCTAGATCCGTTGTCTAGGATTCCCAAAGGGAATCCGACAACGGATGAACCGCCTGTCGGCTTTGTCGGGGTTCCGAAGGAACCCAACCTGGAATCCCTCAGAGCACCTTCGGTGCTCAAGGTTGAAGACCTTCGGTCTTCTGACCGTAGGGATTCCTTGGCAAAACCTTCAAATAATGGAGACAAAATAACAATTAAAGTAAAACGACAATCCAAACCACCTGTTGTAACCAAACAAACCGAAAAACATCTGGATGTTCCGAATAAAAAGCAAGATAATGGCAAAACAAAGAAGAAAAAAAGCACAATGTCCGAGGCACAAAAAGCCTCATTATGGAGTATTTTCGAAAATGATAAAAAGATAGATGTGGAAACAGTAACTTCCTTTGAAAAACATAGCATAAGTATGTTAAATGAACCCCTAAAAGAGATGGAATCTTGTCATTTATGCAATTCGCATTTAGTTATAATGGATAATGGGTTTCCAACGTGCACTAATACTAAATGTGGTATTATGTATAAAGACATTTTAGATTATTCCCCGGAATGGAGGTTTTATGGTGCGGATGATAAGAATGCGATTGATCCTACTAGATGTGGTAATCCGATCAATCCCCTCCTAATTGAATCATCGTTTGGTTGTAAAGTATTGTGCACTGGTAAATCGTCATACGAAATGAAAAAAATCCGTAAATGGACAGAATGGCAGTCGATGCCACATAGAGAAAAATCGTTATACGATGAGTTTCAATTCATTACGGTTATGGCTCAGAACGCAGGAATTCCCAAGATATTTATTGATTATGCAATGACAGTTCATAAAGATATATCAGAGCAGAAAATGTTTCGTGGTATGAACCGTGATGGCATAAAAGCAGCGAGTATTTATATTTCGTGTCGTTTAAACGGATGTCCTAGGACAGCACACGAAATCGCTGAAATCTTTCGTTTAGACAAAACAAGTGCGACAAATGGTTGTTCTATGGCGGTGAATATATTGCAAAACATAGAGCGAAACATAGAACCCGCTCATAAAACAGATTTATGTGCTACTTTACCAAGTTCATTCATAGACAGATATTGCAGTCGACTGAATTTTAACAAGGAAATGACAATGTTGTCGAAATTTGTAGCGAATAAAATCGAAAAGGAGAATATTATAACAGATAATATACCACACGCAATTTCAGCAGGGATTGTTTATTTTGTTGGGCAGGTTTGTCAGTCAAATAACACAAAACAAGAAGTAAAGGTAATTTCAGGGGTTAGTGAAGTAACGATCAATAAATGTTATAAGAAATTGGATGCATTACGTGAAAGTTTGATACCATCTAGTATTTTAGCCAAGTATTTATAGATTCTATCCTCTTACAATTTGTGCAGGTAATATATATTTTTAATGGAAGATCAACCAAATTTTGAACTTGAACCAGAACCAGTAGTTGAACCAGAACCAGTAGTTGAACCAGAACCAGTAGTTGAACCAGAACCAGTAGTTGAACCAGAACCTGAAGTCGTAGAAGTGCAACCAGAACCTGAAGTCGTAGAAGTGCAACCAGAACCTGAAGTCGTAGAGGAAGAACCTGAAGTGCAACCAGAACCAGAACTTGAAGATATTGTTGCTGAAGTAATAGAAATAACGATGTTCGATAATGTAATTGTTCAGCCACCAGTTGCACCTGTAGAAGTTCGACAACCAACAAACCAACCTGTGCAGTTAGCTGTTGAACCAACCCTAATGCCTTTATTTGGTAGACGATCTGCTCGTAGAAACCCGGGAATGCGTCTTCATATGTAAATAATTATTATAATATTATAATAAGTATGTTGGAAGGGATTGTTATTCCCAAGATAATATTTATTATCCCTTACCGTGACCGTGAAAATCAAAAAAGTTTATTTATCCGACAAATGAAATATGTTTTAGAGGATATTCCATCGGACGACTATAAAATTTATTTTTCGGAACAATGTGACACACGTGATTTCAACAGAGGCGCAATGAAAAATATAGGATTTTTAGCAATGAAACTAAAATACCCGAATGATTATAAAAACATAACATTTATTTTTAATGATGTTGACACGATGCCATACCAAAAAAATTTTATAAATTATCAAACTAATCAAAACAATGTAAAACATTTTTTTGGTTATGATTATACTTTAGGTGGTATTGTTTCGATTTTAGGAAGTGATTTTGAAAAAACATTAGGATATCCAAATTTATGGGCTTGGGGATTTGAAGATAATATGTTTCAAAAGAGAGTGAAAGATAAAGGAATAAACATTAATAGAGAACAATTTTTCATAATGGGTGGTAAAGAGATTATACAATTATCAGACCAAATTTTTAAAACCGTAAATCGTGAAGAATTTGATAGATATAGAAACAACACAGATGATGGTATTCATACTATCCAGTCATTAGAATATTCGATTGATGAAGAGAACTATACCATAAGAATAACCAATTTTAATACACCTTTTACTAATAATCCATCGAAAAATACATTATTTAATATAAAAGATGGAAAAACACCATTTAAGATCGCAGAACGAAGAGGGAATGTAGGTATGAGAATGTTTTTATAAGGGGATAGTGTTTACCTGTTCCATAAGTTTAAATGTTAATCCAATCTCCTCATAGTTTTCCCAAATTCCTGAGACTTTAATAACAAAACATTTTATTTGGGGCTCTTCGAGCCTAACTGAAGGTTTTACGGGCACTCCGCACCCGAATGGTGCAAGTTGCGAGTCAGGCACCTTCGGTGCCGTAAAACCTAGATCATCCTTAGATGTTGTGCGTGCAGACGATCTTCGATCGGATTGCTGTGCAATATCGACGGATGATGCAAAATCTCCTGTATATTCCTTAAATATTTTCATATTTCCAGTGTATAATTGTTTAGAAAACGAATTAACAATTCGCACATTTAAATTAAAAAACGTTTTAAAATATTCAAGAATTCGTGTTTCTAATCTAGCAAAATCCTGCACAACTGGGAGATTTTTAGTATAATACGGATTAAATCGAAGAACATATTTGTTGACTATTTTATCGATAGATGTCCATTCGATAGGGAAATGAATAAAAATGCTGTTAATAGTAAACCATTGATTCGAATAAATAATTTTTGTAAAATTACCATCCATAATAATATTTTTTTTGGTATCTAGAAAATTAATGTTAACAAGGGAAAAATTATGTATATCAATATTCAAATTCATTTGCTAGGATAATAAATAAAATACTGTTTATTTTGTTTATTTTGTTGTATTTATTTTTCATTTATTTTTTTAGAAGTAGGTATTGCCGCAATAGAAGAGGGTGATAATGTTCCTCCACCGATAAACCCTGGACTACCATCATAAGTATTACTATTTAGTGCAGGAGTAATTGGTACAGGTTCTGCAGTGTAAGAATAAATATCATCTAATTTGGTATTTGGCATATTGGTAGAATATTGATTATCTAACACAATAACATTTCCGGTAGTAGTATCAGAAACATCAAAACCCTCGTAAGAGCGCATAATTTTTAGACCATAAAAAACGACAATGAACAAACTATAAAAGAGTAAAAGTCCCCATAAAACTATTTGTTTAATAAGAGAATTGGAGTATTCTCCGTCGATAGCCTTGAAAGGGCTATCTATGGAGAATCTAGGTTTTGTTCCGCCTATGGCTCTACAAAACCTCCAAGACTTGGGAAGAAATCTTGCCATTATAATATATAACATATATTATAATAAATGACTACGTTAGGATTTACAACTAATTATGTACCAATTATTGCGTGGAAAGGGCGAACCTTTAATCAAATAACATCGTCTATAAAAAAGAATCCGGGATTAACCAATACTACCAGCAATCATAATTTGTTTTTACCCAATCCTTTAAAAATAAATCGACGTGAAATCGCTAATACCAAACTAGCAACTTCTTGCAGTAGACGAGCATCAACAAAAATCGACGATTTTAATCGTCCAGGTGGTTCGATCATTAACAGTGCTTTTCCATCAAATGCCAATGGTTTAGTCAACACCATCGATAATCTTTTACCAAATAATACGTGTGAAGAACCCGGGACGTGTATGGCATTTTTGTCACCATCAGTTAACGCAAAACGTCGTTGTCGCAGCGGTGGTATGATACATCAGAAGTATGACGCGAAAAATCGTCCTAAATATTTTACTGGAACAAATCAATATTTGACTGCACGTAATATAAGTTTTGAAAAGAATCAATTCCAGTATCCTACTGCTGACCCGAATTATTGTGTAATTGTTAATCCTAGTAATTCACAATTTTGTCAAAATGGAGGTGTTAGTGCAAGTTCTCTTATTGCCCGAGTAAAATACAATGCTATTGAAACAGCTGCACTTCAGACCGGAGTTCCACTAGGAAATGCCACTGCGAATGCAATGTCTTATCCTGCTAATTTAAATAACTTATCAGGAACTTATACAGTGAAAGACAAGATAGGATACCCAAATCCCAAGTATCCAGCGTTTAAATCAGGTGCAATGAAGACTTGCACTATCAGGGGAAC